GTTTACAATCCCTGCAGGCGTCGAAATAAACGATCCTCAGGAAATCCGCGCTCTTTGCTCCTTTTTAGGGGGCATATTCGCAAATGAAGGTAATGATCTTGTTGCCTGTTTCACCACTGGCATTATCTGACCGCACGCTTACCATGCGTCCGGCTGATTGTGTCTCAGGGTGTTACTTGCATCGTGTAGGCCAACCAAATCTCCAAAGGAGAGGGTTATGGAAGCCAGTGCTTTTAGTACTGCTCTTTTTGACAAACTGTGCTCAGATCTCGGCTTTAGCCATATTGATCCTGAGGCTCGATTCGATCCGTCAAGCCATATTGATTGGCTCTGTTCAGATTCCACCGAGTTCGCTCGACGAGCGCTTCTCCTTTCCGCTTTCAAAAAAAGCGAGGTAGAGGTTGGGGAAATGGCAGCTGAACTCACACTTCTCTCATTCCTGGAGGCTAACAACGCCTGTCTGGAATGGAGACCTCCCGTCGACGAAACCCTGGCAGTAGGATATGCCATTTCCTATGCCAGGGCCGCCCTTAGAGACTGGTTCGAACCCAAATCGGGCACTGAACTAGAACTCAATATGGCGTCGATTGAGAAGGCAGCCAGATTTGGACCTGGCGCGTCGCTGCATCACGGAAGGCGGCCAACCCTTTATTACTTTAAGGTTGGTGATGCCCCCATGCGGGCGACGAGTGAGTATGTACGCTCCTGGTACGACCTGTCTGTCCGAACAAACCCGCTTTGCGAAGCAGCCGAAATGGCCAGAAAAGCAAAGCATGGACAGATAGAGTTAGCGCAGTTTGGGAATCTTACCCTGGTTCCAAAGTCGCATTCGAAAATGCGGATCGTTGTCACAGAGCCATCAGCCAACACTTACTTCCAATTAGGAATGGGCGTGGTGATTGAAAGAGTCCTTGAAAAGAGGACGTCGACTTTCCTTTCGACGCAACCAATCTTCAACGCGAAGATGGCCAAGGAAGGAAGTCGCAATGGTATATATGCGACCGTTGACCTGAAGCAATGTAGTGATTACATATCTTTGGGCCTCGTTAAGTATATGTTCCCTAAGTCAGTTGACCAGTGGGTTAGAATCCTACGGACACCTGCCGTAAAAGGCCTTGGACTACCGGGATGCCAGCTGAATATGGCTTCGACAATGGGGAACGGTTTCACCTTTCCCCTGCAAACCTCTCTTCTCCTTGGGATACTTTTCGGTGTCTACAAGACACTCGATCTTCCGCTTGTCCCGTGCTCACACAGTGAGCTGGGTACTTACGGAGTCTTTGGAGATGACATCGTTGTTCTCACTGAGGCATACCCCCTTTTAGAGCAAGTTATTACCGCTCTAGGGTTAGTCGTCAATGAGTTCAAGAGTTTTGCATACGGCCCCTTTCGAGAGTCCTGTGGCCATGATTACTTTAATGGCCACGAAGTAAGAGGCGTCTACATAAGGAAATATGAGACGACCCAGGACTTTATCTCCATATTCAACCGTCTTGCGCTGTGGTCTTCACGACACGAAGTGCTTCTCACCGAGACCCTTCAATTTATCGCTGACTGCATAGGGGAGGATAATTTCTCCTTAGTGCCGCCAGATGAGGGTATCGAACAGGGCATTTTCAGCCCTTTGCCTCCTAGTTATCCCAACTGGGATGGTTTGTGGGAATACACTTGCTTCCTCCCTAACCCTTCATCTTTCCAGATTGAACCCTGGGAAGACTTTGAGGTACTTAGCCCTGAAAAGGCCAAGTCTAGGGGCTGGAAGCGGTTCATTAGATTCGTCCAAAGCTTTTGCGGCGGTTATATTAACCAACCCGCTTTGCTAAAGGCGATCCTATATGGAGGAGTGCGACGCGGTAAACTTACATTCAGGGCTGACAAGCCCGTAAGGTACCGGAAAGTTGTTAAGGTGACCCCGCGGTGGGGCTACACCGAAAACCCTCTGCTCGCAGAAATGCGCCCGGAGGCGTTGGTGTTTTGGATGAACACCCTGGCTACTGTCATGATGACTAAGCCAGTCCTCTAGCAAGGGAACGTATACAGTCGGAGCC